CGCCGGTGTCGGGGATGGTGCCGGACATGTTGGCGGCGGGGTTGCCGATCACGGTGTTGCCGACGGGTTTGGAGTTGCAGTCGGCGTGCGGGCTTTTGTATGACGGGATTTGCGAGCACAAGGTGTTTCACCGGCCGGCGCCGGTGTTGGATCGGGCGGCGGGTTCGGGTATTGCGCGGATCGCCGGTGACAGTTGGGTGTTTGATCGCCGCAATTCGCCGGTGGATGTGGCGCCTTTAGTTGCGGTGGCGGCCGCGTTGTGGCTGCAGTCCTACATTGTTGACACCCTGAATCCGGTGTGTCATGTGTGGCCGGAGGATGAAGTTATAGAACAGTGGAGACAACAAGCCGACCAACGGACGGTTGATCTTGATGCGTGATGATCTTGATGCGCCGGTGAAGCCAGTGAAACCGCTTGCGCCTGCGCCGGCGGCAACCCCCCAGCACACCCCGGCGCCGGCTGCCGCCCGCGAACTAGCCTCCACCCTGCTGGAATTGGCCGGGATCACCGTCCTGGTCGCCGGCTGCTACCTGATCGCCCCCTACCTGGGTTTGATCATCGCCGGGCTGTGTCTGATCCTGCTCGGGGTGGCCACCGGAATCGGTCGGCGATGAGCATCCTGGGCCGCCTCTTGCCCGGCGGCGGCCTGGAACACCGCGACATCATGTCCTCCGCGTTCGTCCCACCCCCCCAAGTCGGGGTCATCGACGACTTCGTCGGTGTGCATCGGGCGATGGCCAACATGACCGTCTATGCCTGCGTCCGACTCTTAGCCGACACCATCGCCAGCCTGCCGTGGAAGGCCTATCGGCGGGACAAAAACGGGGTGCCCGTCGAACTGTCCCCGCAGCCCGCCATCATCCGCGAACCCTTCCCGGGATTTGATCTGTTCCAGTGGAAATGGATGATCATCGCGAACATGGCGTTGCGCGGCAACTCCTACCATTTGGTGACCGGCCGCGACAACCAGGGCTACCCGACCGCGTTGATGCCGCTGCATCCCGACATCGTGTTCCTGGAGCGGCGCCCGGACATTCTGTTGTGGTTCGATCCGATCTATCGGGTGATGGGTCAGCCGATCCCCAAAGCCGACATCTGCCATATCCGGCGTTACACGATGCCCGGCGAACCGTGGGGGCTTAGTCCGGTGCGTCAGGCGGCGGTCGCGATCGGGATGGGATTAGCCGCTGAGGAATACGGATATCGGTACTTCAAGGAGAGTGCTAATCCGACGGGCATGTTGATGACCGATCAGAATTTGGATCCTGATGCGGTGCAGCAGCAGCAGCAGAACTGGATCGCGTCGCATGGTGGGCGTCGGCTGCCCGCCGTCTTGACTGGCGGGTTCAAATGGGCGCCGTTATCGATCAGCCCGGATGAATCCCAGTTTCTGCAAACCCGGCATTTCCAGCGCACCGAAATCTGCATGATGTTCGGGGTGCCGCCGGTACTGATCGGCGACACCGAGAAAACCACCGCCTGGGGCACCGGCATCGAACAACTGACCCAGGGCGCGGTCACTTACACGTTTAGATCCTGGACGGAATGCATCGAGTCGGTGGTGACGAGTTTGCTGCCCCGCGGGCAGTTCGTCCGCTTCGATTACGACGCCCTACTACGGGGTGATATCGACACCCGCTACAAGGCGTATCAGGTGGCGATCAACACCGGCTGGATGAACCGCAACGAGGCCCGCGCCAAGGAAGAATTGGAACCCAAGCCCACCCTCGACACGTTCCTGCAGCCGGTCAACATGGCCCCGACGGGTTTCGACCCCAACAAAACCGCCGCCCTCAAAGCGACCGGCACCCCCGGCGAGAAACCCGCGTCGCTGCCGTCGGAGCCGGGCCCCGGCGGGACACCTCAAACCCCACCGTCACCGAACGGGAAAGTAGGAGCGGCGAAATGACCAGCCACGCCAACCGCGCGAAAATCCTCGACGTCCGCGAAACCCGGACCTGCGCCCGCTTCGAAGTCCGCGAAAACCCGGCGACCAGCACGGTTGTGCTGGAAGGCTACGCCGCCACCTACGAACCCTACGACGTCTACGGCGGCGAGAGCCGGGGCGGGTGGCGCGAACAGATCCAGCCGACCGCATTCGACACCACGCTGGCCACCTCCCCGGATGTGCAGCTGCTGGTGAATCATGAGGGCTGCCCTTTGGCCCGCACCAAGTCCGGGACCCTGCAGCTGTCGCGGGATCGGCACGGTTTGCGGGTCCGCGCGTTGTTGGATCGCAACGATCCCGACGTGCAGGCGTTGTTGCCGAAGATGGCGCGCGGCGACATGGACGAAATGTCGTTTGGGTTCCGGGTCAAAGACCAGATCTGGGACGCCAACTACACCCAGCGCACCATCACCGAAGTCAGCCTGCAGAAAGGCGACGTCAGCGTGGTGAACTATGGCGCGAATCCGGGTACCCGCGTGGTGATCGGCGACGCCGTCGAAGCCCTCGCGTCGCTGTCCAGTAATGAGCTGGTGGAGTTGCGGAAACTCGACCCCACCCGGATCGAAGCGGCGGCCCGCAACATCGCGGCGTGGGTGCCCAGCTCGGTGCCCGCCGTCCAAGACACCCGCGCCGGCACCCCGCCACCGCCGGATGTGCCGCCCGAAATCGATGACCGCGACGAAAACGACGACATCGAAGGCCCCGGCACTGAAGCATTCACCGGCAACGACATGATCCAAGTGGGCCCCATCGCCGCCGCACTCTCCCGCACCATCACCGACGCCTACAAACTCGCCCTCGACAACCAAGAATCCACCATCACCCTATTGGCGAAGGCCGCTGAACTATTGGAGCGGGCCCGCACCGGCGAAACCGACATCGCGCTACGCCTACGCACCGTGCGTGAGGGCGGCCGGCTCCCGTCGCAGGTCCGCATCGAAGAGGCACTCGTGGCGATCCAGAGCGTGTCGGCCTTCGGTGACCCGCTGCCGCGCTAACATGCTCGGTTAAGGTCGCGAATCCGGCACGGACGGCGGCCGCCCGGCACGGGCAGCACGTCCCCAACCACATAAACCGCCCGGCACGGGCAATCACCCAGGCGGCAACAGCCCGCCATTCAAGGAACCCGAAATGACCGCACCCGCTGCCACCGACACCGGATCGTCGATGGAAGAATTCTTGAAACGACTCATCGACCAACGCGCCAGCCTCACCGAAAAACGCGGCAACCTTCAACACAAAGCCGAAGCCGTACTCATGGTCGCCCGCGAACACGGAGACGGTGAAAACCTCTCCCAAGATGAGGATGTTGAGGTACGCGGCTACGTCGACGAAATGAAGAAGCTCGGTGAAGACGTCGAAGGCCTCGACACCCGCATCCAACAAATCGGCGAAGAGATCCGCCGTACCCAAGACATCAACAAAAATTTGGCGAAAGTCCGGTACAGCGAAAAGTCGCTGATCTCGGTCAAAGAGCAGCAGACGTACATCAAAGGCGACTCCCGCCGTTCCTACATGCGTGATCTGATCATGACCACGGTGAACATGGACACCGATGGTGAGTGCCGCCGTAGGTTGATGAACCACGCGCAGGATGTGGCGACTCTGCCCGAGTATCAGGAGTACCGCGACCTAACTCGTGTGGATGGCGCGGGGGGCTACGCGGTGCCACCTGCGTGGCTCGTGAACCAGTATGTCGAGTTCGCGCGCGCCGGGCGGGCGTTCGCGAATGTTGTTCAGCGCCAACCACTTCCGGGAGGTACCGACAGTATCAATATCCCAAAGCTGCTGACCGGTACTGCGGTGGCGGTGCAGACAGCCGATAACGCGGCGGTCCTGCAGACAGATTTAACAGACACGTTCATCAATGCCCCGGTACGCACGATCTCTGGTCAGCAGGGCATCGCGATCCAGCTGATCGATCAAAGTCCCATAGCCTTCGATGACGTGGTGTTCAGGGATTTGGTGGCCGCGCATGCTGCTGCCATCGACATCCAAGTCATCGCCGGATCCGGCGCCAGCGGGCAGGTCCTCGGCGTCACCGCTACGCCGAATATCACGACTATCGCCGCGACCGCGGTGACCGCCGCCGGGGCGTATTCGGCGATCGCTAATGGTATCCAGACCGTGCATACCACCAGGTTCCTGCCGCCAGAGGTCATAGTGATGCACCCTCGGCGCTGGGGTTGGTTGCTGGCGCAAGCGGACACGACGGGCCGTCCGTTGTTCTTGCCGGAGGCGAACAACCCCTACAACGCCAGCGGCATTTTGACGGATGTCGATTCGCAGCAGGTGGTCGGGCGTATGCAGGGGCTCCCCGTGGTAACGGATCCGAACATCAGCACCACCAGCGGGGCAGGCACTGAGGATGACATCTTCGTCATGCGCGCGTCCGACCTGATCCTCTGGGAGGGCGGGATCCGCGCGAGGGTGTTGCCGGAAACGAAAGCAGCTAACCTCACGGTGTTGCTCCAAATTTACAACTACCTCGCGTTTTCAGCCGCCCGCTACCCGCAGAGCGTCGTGGTCATCACAGGTTTGACGGCGCCGACCTTCTGACCAGCATAAACGTCGCCTACGGTTATAGATGGAGGAAGCCGACCGTCCGAGTAAGCGCGCTATTTCGGTAACTGGCCGACCTTCATTGAGAAGGCTCAGCAACAACGCATCTTCGGCGGCCCACCAGTTCCTCACTGTCGTTCCCCGTCCACCCCGCAGCTTCACTCTGCGGGAACTGACTTGGCGGACGGATCGGCCTAAGTGTGCAGCGATCTGCTTGTACGTCTGAAAACGTGGATCGTTACCCAGGATGACGGAATTCTCGTAAGGAGTGTATGGGCCGCGTTTCCGCGACTCGATACCTTCTTCCCACCGCCTTACTGCCCGTTGGCGTTTGGCGCGATAGCTGGGATGGCTACTCAGAGTGTGCAGAGTTTCCCGTCGTTGTCGGCGCTGATGTTCACCGTTCCTCTCGTAGTTACGCCGGGCGTATTCACGCCAACGATCCGGATCTTTCCTGTAGGCAGCACGTTGCCTGGCGCTTACATGGTCTCTGTGTTTCTGTGTCCATTGCCGGTTGTATTCGTATGTCGTCTCCACACAAACATCGCATCGGCAGCCGTGATAGCTATAACCACTTTTGCCGTGCTTGAAATAATGCAGAATACCGGCGGCGCAGCGCCTACAGCCCATCTCAAGAACCGGTAGCGGCTGCTTCTTTGCTGGTCTTTTCTGCGGCTTCCTCGTGGATCTCCTTGAAGCGCTGCTCAATGGCCTCTAGCGCCGCGCCGAGGACGCTGAGTCCAACGGTGTCGGCGTCGCGGTGGTATTCATCCATCGCTTCGGCACCGACATATATGTGCAGGGTATGGGGCCGCAGCAGGCGCGGATGACCCTTTACGCGTGTCGAGGCTTGTTCCGGCGGGATACCCGCGTCCTGATCAGCCTGTAGCTGCTCAGCGGTGGGAATACCCACTCCATCAATCTCAGCGGCCACTTCTTCGACTGTCAGTCCTTCCGTGAACATTTGGTAGACGACGTGACGCAGTGTCCTGAGGCCAAAGTCGCTGTCGGCAAGCTCTGCCTTCCATGCTGCGGTGAAGGTGGGGTATCCGATCGGGAGCCACAGCTTTTTACTGATGATCTTGCGGATTCGTTGCTCTGCGCTGGACAGATCGTCGCGCAGTCCTTGCCACTCGGCTTTGGCTTCGGCGATTTGAGCGTCGGTAAAGCGGGGGTTAGGCATGTTTTATTCCTTTGTTGGCCACATCACGTGTGGGTTGTTGGCAACTGTAGCGGCGGCACAGCGGTCGAGCAATGCTCAACGGTGTGCCGCCGCCTGCTTGACGTGTAGGGGCGTTAGTCTGCTGGGATAGCTTCGAGGAAGGACATGATCATGGGTGAGCAGAATCCGCATGATGCGCCTAAGACATTTGTGCATGACATCGCGGTGGGGTCGTTCAGTCCGGTGACGCCGGGGTTTACGCCGCCGCCGGCGCGGGAGGGCGATCCGCATAACACCCCGTATGACGACATCGGTGACAGTATTGTGCCGGTGTCGGGGCCGGTGGCGCCGAATATTGTGGGTGGTGCGTTGCGGGCGGGCCCGATTTCGGGGTCGCGACAGTAGATCTCGCATGCCGTGGAAGGTCGTTAAGGATTCCCGCTGCCCCGCTGGCAAGCCGTTCGGGGTGGTCGGCGGGTCTAGCGGGAATCGGCTGGCGGG